GAACTATTTTTATTAGCTGGTCAAGGAAAACAAAATACAAAGCAATTTAAAGATTTAACAGTTGAGGCTGCTAAATTAAATAAGAAAATAGATGAAGTAAACAGTTCTTTAGGTGGCAACGAAACCGAAAGGGCTGCAATGGGTTTTAGTAAGCTAAAAGACGGTTTAATGAACTTAGACTTTAAATCTGTAAAAGAAGGCTTAAATGGAATTAAAACAGCATTAGCAGCGACAGGAGTTATGTTAATCGTTATGGCAGTTAGTTACTTAGTTGCTAATTTTGACGAACTTAGTAAAGGTAGTGGATTACTTGCAAAGGCTTTACAATTTGTAGGCTCAATAATTAAGGTAGTTACTGACGGAATAATGTGGTTAACTGATAATTTAGGTTTAACAAATTCGGCATTAGACGCAATGGGTGACGCTACGGTTGAGAATGCTAATAAGGCAAAAGAAGCATTGGCAGGTCAAACTGCAGAGTATGATAGGCAAATAGCAGCGGCAAAAGCAGCGGGTAAAAGTACAATTGATTTAGAAATAGCAAAGCAAGCGGCTATTATTGAAACTAATAAAGCATTGATTGAGCAAACAATTGCGTATGTTAAGCAAGGCGGAACATTAGATGAAGAGAAAAAGAAACTATTAACTGAGCAATTAAATACAATTAAGGGAGCAGTTGCAAGTCAAAATTTAGTTGTAACAACTGCAGAAAAGGAAAAGAACGATAAGTTAAAAACATTAAGTGATGAAAATAAAGCGGCTAATTTAGAAGCTATAAAGGCTATTGAAGATGCAAAAGTAGCGGCTATAAAAGATGAAGAGTTAAGAGCATTTGCAAAGGAAGTACTAGATAATGAGCGTAGAATAAAAGAAATTGAAAGTAGCAAAGCAAGTGCAATATTAAAAGCTCAAGAAATTGAATTACAAGAAATTTTACACCAAGAAAATTTAGTTAAAATAAATGAAGATGGTGCAGCTAAAAGAAAAGCTATTGAAGATAAAGCAATAGCAGATAAAGCAACTGCAGACGCAAAGGCATTAGCGGATAAAAAAGCATTACAAGATATTGAGAATACTGAAAAATTAGCAGCGGCTGAATTGGCGGTATTAAAAGACCAAACAGACCAATCTGCATTATTAGCACAATTACAAGTTAAAAGAGATATAGCGTTACAAGACGCTACATTAACTGCAAGTCAAAAACTTGTTATAGAACAACAATATGCAAATGATGTTGACGCTATTAATAAAGCGTCTAATGATAAAAAGAAAGCGGATGAAAGCGCAGCGGTTAATGGTAGTTTACAATTAGCAACTCAATCACTTGCGGCAACTCAACAACTAACCGATTTATTCTTTGACTATAAAAAGAAAGGTTTACAAAAAGGTAGTAAGGAAGAAATTAAGGCAGCTGAAAACCAATTTAAAGTTAACAAGGCTTTACAGATTGCGAATGCTGTTGTTAGCGGTATTCAAGGTGTAATGGCAGCGTATAGTTCAGGTTCTGCTATTCCTATTATTGGTGCTGTTGCTGGTCCAGCATTTGCTATACTTGCTGGTATTTCTGCGGCTGCTAATATTGCTAAAATTGCATCAGCTAAATTTAATCCTGGTACAACATCCGCACCTTCAAGTGTTGGAGAAACAGGTGGGGCTGCTCCCGTAATACCCGCACCACCAACAATTTCAACCCCCGAAAATAACACAAACAAAACTACTTCATTTGATGAAACAGGGAAAAATCTAAATGCACCAACAACGGTTACACCAACAATCAAAGTAACAGCAACTGTCGGAGTGGATGAAATTTCAGCTAAAAAAGATAGAGTAGACGTATTAGAAAATCAATCAACTTTTAAATAATAAAACAAATGGAAAATAAATTACCAATTTACTACGCAACAATTAATACTAATCTAACAGGCTTAGAATTAAAAGAGCAAGGAATACAAAATCTGGCGCTTGTTGACGGTCCCGCCATGCTTACCGAGTGGCTTATGTTTAGTGAACAAAAACCCTATGAATTTAAAATGGCTTTACAGGAAGAGCAAAGAATAATTACAGCGCCAGTTATAGTTGCTGACTTACCAATATATCGTAAAGTAGTTAATAATGGAATAGAAGAGGAATTTTATGTAGTGTATAAAAAGGAAACTAATATGCAAATACTACAAAAATACATGACTGACGGTAACCAAAAGAAAGTAAAATTAACACATGATACAAGCGACTTAAGTAAAGGTGTGTTTGTGTTTGAAGTATTTATGTCCGATTCAAGTCGTGGTATTAAACAACCAGAAGGTTTTGATTTACCAGACGGAACTATTTTTTGTAGCATGAAAATTAATAACGATGCTATTTGGAATGAAGTAAAAAGCGGTAAAGTAAACGGTATTAGTTTAGAAGGTTTCTTTGACTTAGAACAGGAAATTGAATTGACTGAAAATGAAGTTGAGGCTATCATAAAAAATATATTGTAAAAACCTAATTTTTTGTTATATTATATTAGAAACTAAAAAATAAAAATATGTTAAGTAAAGAAACAAAAGATTTAATTAAATCTGCCTTAGTAAAATTAGGAGTTGATTTACCTGCAACCAAAGTAGTTAAATTAGAAGATGTAACGTTAATTGACGGTACTATGCTATCAGTTGACGCTATGGAGGTTGGTGCAGCTGCTACATTCACAGGTGCAGACGGTGTTGCCGTTCCTGCTGAAGGTGAATTTGAATTGGCAGACGGAACAACAGTTATGTGTGTTGCTGGTCTAATTACTGAAATCAAACCTAAAGAAGCGGACGTACAACCTGAGCCAATAGAGCCTAGCGAAGACATGAAAGCAATCTTAAGCCGTTTAGAAGTATTAGAGAAAGGTTATGCAGCAAAACAAACTAATTTAGAAACTCAATTGAGCGAAACTAAAAAAGGTTTATCAGTTGCTTTAAGTGCTATTGATGCAATGGATAAAAATTCAGTTGCTATGAACTTAGAAGCTAACAACAAAAAAACAGAAAAAAACTACAATGAATTAACTCCTTTGGAATTATTCAAATTGAGAAAACAAAATAAATTCGTAGGATAAAAATTAAATTATAAACTAAAAAATAAAAACAAAACAAAATGGCAATATCTTATTCAGCATTAGTAGACATTAGAGGACAGGCAGTTGACCCAGTTATCTCTGAAATTATCTTTGAAAACAAAACAATTAGCGAAGGCTTAGTGGCTTTTGAAACAGGAATTAAAGCGGGTACAATTTTTACTGAAAATTCCAATTCGGTGGTTATGCAAAGTTGGGCAGTAAACCCATCAGCGTCAGGAACTATCGGAATTAACGATGTGTTAATCACTCCAGTAAAAGTTGAATACTTAGACGCATTCACTCCAAATGATTTACGTACTTCTCGTTTTAATCGTGATATGAAGCCAGGTGCTTGGAACGATGTATCTGACGAATTTGCAAAAATGATTTTAAACGGTGTAGCTAAATCTATTTCTGCAGACGCTGAAAATAAATTTTGGAACGGTGCAACAAGTGCTACAAAAACAGCGGTTGCCGCTTTAACTGCTGGCACTTTAAACACACAAGCCTCTACACAAGAAAAAGCATTAGTAGCAGCAATGCCAACTAACTTATTAGATTCTGTTATTACACGTGCTATCTATAACAACGCTGCCGTAGGTGGTCGTATTAAAGTTGTAGGTACTGCAGCAATCACAGCTTCTACTATCGTAGCTCAATACCAATTATTATACACTTCTATTGTTGCTGAAACTTTAAGCGCATCTGAAGAGAAAGCATTTATCTATGCTCCACGTTCTCACAAACAATTAATAAACATTGCAAACGTTAACTTAACATACAGAGATGTATTTAGCGTTGACATGGTTGCTGACAAATATTACTACTTAGGTGTAGAAATTAAATTTGTGCCAATTGCTGAAAACGTAATGCTAGTAGCCGTTCCATCTTCGATTAAATGGTGTACGGATCTGCTAGAAGACCTTAACATGGTAGTTATTGATAAATACCCACAACCACGTAAAGATTATTTTTACGATGTAGTATTTACAATCTTCGCACACGTTACAAACCAAAAGTTCAATACGTTATACGTAGGATAAATAAATTGAGGGGGTATTAATTTACTCCCTCTTATTTTTAACATTATAAAATTATAAAAAAATGCCTTGCCCATTAACACAAAATTATACACTAAAAGACTGTCTTAGCACAGCTGGGGTTGCATCGTGGTATATTACTCCTTTTAGCAATATGCTAACGGCTGTATTAACTGCAAATGTTGTAACTGCTATTACTAAAACGTTAGCTTTTAAAACCATTGCCCAAGAGATTGAGCAAGGTACATGGTCTTATACAGGAACAGGAACTTCTGCTGCTGGAACTAAGGCTTACGATTGGGAATGTTCAATCAAAATGAATGGTTTAAATACATTAGACCAACAAGAAGTTGAATTAATCTTATCTAACAAAGTGGTGCTTATTGCAGTAATGCAAAATGGTGACGCTTGGATGTTAGGTCGTGGATATGGTTCAAATGCTATTGATTCTAAATTTGAAGCTGGTACAGCAATGGGTGACTTTATTGGAACTACATTAACTGTTAAAGGACGTTCAAGTGTTTCAGCTGTAAAAGTTGACCCGACTATCTTAGCAGGTTTATTAACCGCTTAATAATTAATTACACAAATATTAAAAGGCTATCTTAATTGGTAGCCTTTTTTTATTTATTATCTTTTTATGATTTCAGTATAACGTCCTTTATAAATCACAAAAGTATCTTTATTAATATCGACAAAAACAATGCTATCGATATTATGGTTACTTTGATATTTAATAACATCCATCTCTTTTTTATTTGGAAACACTAATACTATCATAATTATTAAAATAACAATAGCTAATATAATTCTTTTATCCATAATTCAAATTTACGCTTTATTTTGTAAAAGTTTTAAAAAATGTTATATTATATTAGTGATATTAATAAATAAAAATACAACTAATACAGTAATTTTAACGCTATCTGAAAAGACTACGTTAACAAATGCAAAGTATTTATTTGAAGTTACTAATGACATGAGCAATGATGTTAAATGTTTTATTGCAGCGGATATAAGTACAAATAAATTAAGATACAACGAATTTGTTTTTATTGAGAATGTAACCGAAGATTTATTAAATGGTACTTTTAGTTTATTACTTAGTGGTTTTTACAAATACAATGTTTACGAACAAGCAAGTGCAACTAATTTGAATCCGTTGTTAGCTTTAAATTTAATAGATAAAGGAAAATTAAACGTAGTATCACAATTAAGTGATTATCCAGTTTACACTGGCAACGAAAATAACACAATAGTATATGGCGGCTAAATTTCAGTACATAGATAATAAACACATGTTAACTTTTAAGGCATTGCCTAAGTTAGTATTTGTAGAAGATAATAAAGGATTCATTAAATACGGCAAAGATAATTTATACCCACAGGAGTTAGTTCGGTTGTATAATGAACATCCTGAACATAGAGCAATTATTAACCGTAAAGCACGTTATATTTGGGGCAAAGGATTAAAGGCAGTAAATGAAGTTGACCAAATAAAAGTAGATACCTTTGTAGATAGCTTTAATCGTAAAGAAACATTAAACCAAGCTGGCAAAAAATTAAGTCCTAATACGGAATTATTTAACGGTGTTTATGTAGAGGTAATTACCAACTTACAAGGGCAACCAATTGAATTTTATTTTTTAAATTCTGCTAATTGTCGTATTTCTGAGTGTGAAACTAAATTATATTTCTGCAAAAATTGGAATAAAAACACACAAAGTAAAGATATTAAGTGTATTGAAAAATTTGAAAACAAAGGTGTCGCTGGTACATTCTTTATTGACTTTAAATATTATACAGCAAGTGCATCAAAGTTAGAA